AATACTGTTCTGACGATTCTTATTATCCTGACGACGTAGTTCAGGAAGAGGAATAGTTTTGTTTAGGAGATTGGTATCAGCATACCGTTGTGAAAATTCTTGATATGTAAAGGACCTATGGCGGAGAATTTGAGCCGCAATACCCCTTGTAGTGTTAATTTCAACAGTCATTGAAGCTTGTTCGAAAATACTCCAGTGTTGGTGTTGAATACAATACTTGAGTAGTCCAGAGAATTTTTCATTCTCCTGATTTGCAGGATTAGAAACTCTGGCACAATAAGCCATATGTTTCTCTGCATCAGGTGTAACACTAATTAGTTTTACTTCTGGTTTCATGAATTCGAATTCAGTTAGTGTATCCATCATCATCGTCATAAAATACTTCGTCGTAATCTTCTAGATAAGTTGCAATTTCTTCATATTGTGGTTCTTGTTGTTTATAAGAATCCACATCTGAATTAATCTCTGACTTTAGACATTCTACCAGAGATTCAAGGTTTTTTACAATTAGCTTAAGCTTTTCTCTATCCATTTTTATCAACCCTGACAAAGGTAATTATACATAAAAAAAAGAGGGGAGTCAAGTCCCCTCTTTCAAAATATTTACTTATTCAACAATAGAACTTCAAAATAAATTAAGAAAATGAATGCCGTTGATGCACCAGTAATGGCAGCAATCGTTGTAATCATTTTCTTGCACCAACGTTGATGAGTTGTGCCTGGTGGCGTCTTTGTTCTTTTTGTTTTTGATCTTTAATCAATTGTAGGAAGTTCAGTTTCTGCATCACTTATGTCCCTCCTTTACAAACTTAACACCACGATAGGTTTCATTGTATTGTTGGGGTTGTTGCATCATTTGTTGTTGATACTCAAGACGCTTTTGAGTATCATATTCGATGCCACGGTATACTACTTTTGACATTAGGGTTCTCCTTAGTTTTTGAGGTTAAAGAGCGTTCCTTCAGTCGGCGTTTGCGTTCGCTATTTGCGAATAGCGAATGAACGATCCGTTCCGCGTCGGCTTACTTCCGTCCTATTAGGTTTTAGCACTTTACTATGAAATCCTTTCGGAGTTCTAATAACAATCGGTCCTCTATCTTTTGAATTACTACATCGTCGTTTTTAACGATGTCCATTAGTTCCATCGCGGTGTCACAAGAAACGGCAACCTGTTGGATGCTGGATGCTCGTGGCGCTGAAACAAAGAGGAAAGGAACGCATGCTAAAAGCAAGAGTGCTTTAGTCATAGGATGAACGGTAGAGGATTATTATACCTCTAGTTACATTATCTATACAAGTACTTTTGTAACTTTTGTTACCGTTCAATATAACTTAACGTATGATTTTGTGCATACAACTGTTCAATAATAATGTCACATCCGATTTTAGGATTACAATCACCACAAGTATATACATCCACCGCCGCCTTACCTTCCTCTGGCCATGTATGAATACTAATATGACTTTCAGACAACAAACAAATTACAGTGACTCCCTGTGGTTCAAACTTTTTTGAAATAGTCTGAACCACAGTAGCACCACTAGCAGCTGCTGCGTTTTCTAATAAGTCTATAAGACAACGCTCGTCGTCCAAAAGGACAAACGAGCATCCATACAAGTTAAGTAGATAATGCTTTCCCATTTTACAGTGGATTCTCCTCCGCTTCCTTAATCAATGAACTTACGATCTCTTCTGTTCCGTCCATTGTTTTAATAGCGTACAGAGATGATTTTTGATATTTTTTTATTTTTTTATATTGTTTTAGAACAATATCTATATTGTCTAAATCGATTGTAATTTTGGCGTCTTTACCAACTCTGTTTTCGTTGGGAACGCCACCAAATCCAGCACTCATTTTCTTTTCTTTTTCTCTGGTTGTTTATATCCCCACAGTTTAGGATTGACTCTACCATATCCAAAGTCAATTTTCTGAACTGCTCCTGGACCATATTTGTCATAATACATATCAAAAAGATTGACTCTTTTTGATGTGCGACAAAGATCGATGTGTTGTTCTCCATCAACACTATACCAAATTAAATATGCATCACTTGGGAATGATGGATCTTTTACTTTTTCTAGTGTTGTTTTTTCAAGGAGAATTTCACATCCATATTCATGAGGCAGAACCTTGTTAATAGTAGTTTTATTATCTGCCATCTTCTTTTTTTCTCCTACAGCCACTGTCATGAACGACCTCCCCATTGAATGTCAGGGAATGCTTCTTTGACATTTTCGTGAGTTATCTTGTATTTAGTTTGAAGTTTTTTGTCCTTAGTAAGAACAATAACCTCAGCTTCTTTAGGGTGAAGACCTTGAAGAAGATTAATAAACATCATTTCCCTACGAATAGTAGATAGAGTGTTATTTCCACCCTTTACATAATGGTAAAGATTTTGATATTCTTTACGAAGAGAGGTGCGACCCCTCCCCTGAAGGTCTTGAACAGTTGCAGATTCTCCACCCATTGCTTCTCTGGATAGATTTTCGGAGAGAGTTCCAGAGTAAACGTTCTGATCGTTTACATCCCCATAAGGAACTTCTCCCTCAGGGAGTAGAGAAACCACAGTTTCATCAAAGTTCCAAATCAAAACAGATTTTAGTGAATCATGTTCGTATGTTTTAAGGACTTCTACTTTCTTTGCATTACTCTTTTGTTTTGATGCAAGTTCTAGAATCTCAAATACGAAAGGATTTGTTGGAAGAGTTTCAATCGGTTTTTCAGTCGTCGTTCTCTTCGTCTTCGTCGTCGTAGTAGTCATAATCGTTTTCAAATCGTACAGATACTATTTCGTCAGGAATCACCTGGCCATTTTCATCAAAAAACTCTGGATGCAGATATGGAGGTTTAGATTCTAACAAATGTCTATAAGTTAACCAACCAATTATACTTCCCACCATAAAAAAGAGCAAGGTAAACATTACAGTGAATGTAATTACATATGCTGATTCCATTTGTTTTCTCCAGAGAGTTTATTTTTTTCTAACATCAAAATGAAATTCTATAAAGAAATGAAACTCTCTACGAAAAAGAGAGATCATCTTACCAAACTTCACTTGAAAAGTCTTTGGTTCTGGTGATCTCTTCCTCCTATTCCTAAGTAATAATTCAACACCTCTATTAATTTGAGGTTCTGACTTATTTAGTTTGCTTCTTTCTCCTTCCTGGCCTTTTGTCATGATTATATCTCCAGGCATCTTCAAGAATACCATAAAGGTAATTTCTTATTTTTCTTGCTTGTGGTTTTGGAATGTGACCGTAACCCTCACGAAGTTGTTTATGAATTTCATCCGATCCACCTTCAATGTAATCATCAAGATCTTTTACAAGACTATTGAGTTCACTAGCAGTAGCACTTTCAATAAACTGTTCAACATCAATTTTTTTTGTTCCGCGAACTTTTAAATAATCATAAAACTTTAAAACAAATTGTCCATTAAAAGCATAATCAATTGCTTTTTCAACATCGTTGTAAACTTCGTGAATGGTGTTTTCCATTAAACTAGATTTTGCTCCTTTAGGTATTGAACAGTATCAGTGCATCCACCAATATGCTGATCATTAACAATTACTTGGGGAAAGGTAGATCCCTCTCCAAATTCTGCGTAGAATTCTTCTCTAGTAAAATCTGTGTTCAATTTATAAACTACGTGTTGTAGTTGTGTCAACTCTAACACTTGTTGGACTTTTGTGCAATATGGGCAACCGTCTTTTGAATAAACTGTAAACTTCATGTTCTTTATAAAACTGAAAATTATTTAGTGTTAACTGGAATTCCTTTTCCTTCAGGCAACCAAACCTGTTGTTGAATTTCTATAGGAGAAAGTCTTTCTTTTGCCGAAGGTAAACCTTGTTGGCCAGGAAGTTGTTTATCTGTTATTGATGTTACTGTGATGACTTGATCCACAATAAACTTTTGTTTACGATAACTTCTTCTATCTGGATCAAATTTAAACAACATTATTGCATCAACCTCAGTTCCGCAGTGGGCAATTACTCTTCCAGTAATTCTATCTATAACTACCCAATAATCATACATTTTTTTCTGATGCTTTTGACTTATTATAAGTCTTTACTGGTGGTCTGTAAAGGTTTGGCCAAGTATCCCTAATTACCTCTGCAAATTTATATGGGGTGGTGGAAGTGATCATAAATCTTGGATAATGGACAGTATAAACATTAAGATTCCAAAGAGTTGGAAAAGTATAAGAATAAGGATCATAAAAAAAGGAGTTCAGAGAACTCCTTATATTTATTTTTAGAGTGCATTTCCTCGCGGTAGAACCTCCTCTGGGAACACAAAGTTCTCATGAGGTTGATCCACTGGTGCCATCCAAGCACGTAGACCTTCATTTAGAAGAATGTTCTTCGTGTAGAAGGTCTCGAACTCAGGATCTTCTGCCGCTCTAACTTCCTGACTAACAAAGTCATAAGCACGAAGATTAAGAGCAAGACCGATAATCCCGATAGAAGATGTCCAGAGACCCATGACGGGAACAAAGAGCATAAAGAAATGTAACCAACGCTTATTACTAAAAGCAATGCCGAAGATCTGAGACCAAAATCTGTTCGCAGTGACCATACTATAAGTCTCTTCCTCTTGCGTGGGTTCAAAAGCTTTAAAAGTATTTGCCTTTTCGCCATCTTCATAAAGAGTATTTTCTACTGTAGCGCCATGAATTGCACAGAGCAAAGCACCACCAAGAATACCTGCTACACCCATCATATGGAAAGGGTTGAGGGTCCAGTTGTGGAAACCCTGAAGGAACAGCAGGAACCTGAAGATT